CTCGTTGGGTCAAATACAAAGATGATGTTAGAATGACACTAACAAATACTCTAGAAAGATATACTCACAGAACTTCGTTTATCAATAATACTAACACTAATACTATTAACGGTGAAGTAGTTGAAGAGCGCCAAGCACTATCAAAAGCACTTAGACCTAAGGCGGACAACTAATGTTACATTTTTATGATGGACAAATAAGACGGTATGTTACCCAATTGATGAGATTGGTTAGTAACTTTCCTGTTAAGGACGGCAAAGGTCAAGAAAAAATAGTTCCTGTTATGTATGGAGATTTAACACGACAGGTTGCTAATATTATAAGAGATAACTCGGAGAATAAGTTACCTAGTGCTCCTAGAATGAGTGTGTATATTACAGCATTAGAATTAGACAAAGATAGATTAACTGATGCTACTTATACACGTTCTGTAAACATACGCGAACGTGAATTTGACGAAGAATCAGGAGAATACCTAAATACTAAAGGTCCTAACTATACTGTTGAGCGACTAATACCTACACCTTACATGATGAGAACTAACGTAGATATATGGAGTTCAAATACAGATCAAAAGTTACAAATACTAGAACAGTTATTGGTATTATTTAATCCTAGTCTTGAAATACAGACTACAGATAATTTTGTTGATTGGACTAGTATTACAGTAGTTAATTTAGAAAGTGTACAATTTACAAACAGAAGTATACCTGTAGGTGTTGACACAGAAATAGACATTGCTACACTAACGTTTAGTATTCCTATCTATATTAGTCCGCCCAGCAAAGTTAAGAAAATGGGTGTTATTACTAATATCATTACTAGTATGTTTGACGAAACTAGGGGAACAATCGAAACGGGTGTATCTGCGCCTGAAACTAATGCTTATGATGATTTTGCAGTACCTGGTTCTATTGAAAATGAATTTGGCAAGAGACCTGCTACTGCACTAACCAGTCAAATGGCAAATGTAAACTACAACACCTATGGTGTTTACATTGACGGTACAACAGCACAGTTAATTTCTAGAGGTACTGTAGGTAATAAAAATTGGAGAGATATTTTTGAAGCACTGCCTGGTAACTATGTTGCCGATGTTAGTAGAATTTATCTATCTAATCTAGACAGTAACGTAACAGTTACCGGTACTATTAGCTTAAATCCGTTTGACGAAGGCAAAGTTTCAATCAACTGGGACGCAGACAGCTTTCCGCAGGATGACATTATAACCAGTCCTATTGCTAGTAGAACCAGTATAGATTATATCATAGATCCTACACGCTTTAACCCTTCTGGGATCAAAGCTATAGGTGTGCGATTGCTGCTATTAGAAGATGTTGGTAACGAAGATGCTGTAGAAAATCCTGTTGCTTGGAGAAATGCTGATAACTCAGGTTTAGTAGCAGGTGCCAATGACATAGTAGAATGGAACGGCACAGCCTGGACTATAATCTTTGATGCTAGTGAAACTACCAATACAGTATACACTACAAACTTAAATACTGGCGTACAGTATAGATTTACTGACAGTAGCTGGTACAAGAGTGTTGACGGTGAGTATCCAATAGGCACATGGAGGATTGATCTCTACGGCTAATTATTAGTATGACTAATATTAACTGTAGCGGCGCCTTATTTTATACTTTAGAAACCAAAAGATTCCTGTTCTTATACCGCAAGAACGGTAAACGTTCTAATCAGTGGGGGATAGTTGGTGGAACTAACGAAGGTGCGGAAACTCCTTGGGAAGGCCTTCAACGTGAAATAGTTGAAGAAATTGGATCTATACCTTCTATTATCAAAACTATTCCGTTAGAAACATTCATATCATCTGATCAGCAGTTTCATTTTCATACCTATCTGTGTGTAATCCGTTCAGAATTTATTCCTCAGCTTAACAACGAGCATGACGGATATGCTTGGGTAGGTTACGAAAATTGGCCAAGACCTCTGCATCACGGACTGCGCAATACCTTACAAAGCAAGATAAACAGAGCCAAGCTAGAAACAGTTTTTCGTATGAGCGATTTACTTGACGAGCAGTAAAAAATCGTGTATATTATAGTATGAAAAAAATCTTTGTCAACGGATCTTTTGATGTTTTGCATAGAGGACACATAGAGTTACTCAAGTATGCACGGCGTCAGGGTGATTTTTTAGTAGTTGCCATAGACACTGATGAAAGGATACGCTATCTTAAAGGTACATTGCGTCCAATAAACAATCAATGGGATAGAAAATTTGTGCTAGAAAATTTACGTGCTGTTGACGACGTATGTTTATTTTCGTCAGATGCCGAATTAGTTGCACTAATAAAAGAATACGCTCCAGACGTAATGGTTAAAGGCAGTGACTATATAGGTAAAAATATTATTGGAGCAGAATACTGTAAAGAAATTAAGTTTTATGACAGAACAGAACACTCAACAACAAAAACAATTCAGGATATTATTACTCGGGGATAATTGTATTGATGTGTATCAGTATGGTACTGTTGATAGATTAAGCCCTGAGGCGCCGGTTCCTATCTTTAAATATAGTCACAAAGAACAACGACCCGGCATGGCCGGCAATGTTAATAACAATTTAAAAGCATTAGGTTGCAGTGTAAACTACCTGCATACGGAAACTAGTATGAAGACTAGGCTAATTGATAGCCGTAGTAAACAGCAGATGATTAGAATTGACGACGATGTTACAGCAACACCTATTACGTTTGAAACAGACATCCCTAACATTTATGATGCTGTTGTTATCAGCGACTACAATAAAGGAACAATAACATACGAGTTGATGGAAGAAATTATTCAATGGTCTAATCATTCAACTAAAATTCCTGTGTTTATTGATACAAAGAAAACGGACCTAGCAAGACTGCAGGGTGCGTGGGTTAAAATTAACGAATTAGAATACAGTAAAATTAAATCTTCTTGTTCAGGATTAATTGTAACTAGAGGAGAGAAAGGTGCTGTAATTCCGCACCATGAAATTAAATTAGATGCGCCGCGTGTTGAAGTTGTTGATGTAACAGGTGCTGGCGACACGTTTCTAGCTGCTCTTGCATACAAATGGCTAGAGACAGGAAGTATAAATGCAGCATTATTTTTTGCAGTAGAAGCATCATCAATAACTGTACAGCATGTTGGATGCTATGCGCCAACAGTGGAGGAAATAGGATGAAAATACTAGTAACAGGGCACAACGGATTTATTGGTAAAAATCTTGCCATGTATCTTACATCAAAGGGTCACGAGGTATCTGGATGGGACTATGAACCTAACACTATACCTAATCCTGAAGGGTATGACTGGGTGGTACATCTTGGTGCTATAACATCTACAACCTGCACAGATGTAGATCAAATAATGGAACAGAATTTTGAAAACTCTGTTAGATTAATTCAAGCCTGTGATATGATGGGAGTTAATTTTCAGTACGCTTCTAGTGCAAGTGTGTACGGATCTCATCAACATTTTAAAGAAAACGGACCTTTACTACCGCAAAGTCCGTATGCATGGAGCAAATATCTATTTGATAGATTTGTTAATCAACTTAAAGACGAATTTCAAATAACTGTTCAAGGTTTTAGATACTTTAATGTATACGGTATTGGAGAAGAACACAAAGGTGATCAGGCTAGTCCTTACACTAAATTTAGAGAACAAGCAATTTCTAACAAAAAAATAAAATTGTTTGAAGGCAGTGAAAACTACAAGAGAGATTTTGTTTGGGTAGGTGACGTATGCCGTGTGCATGAATTAATGTTGGAAAAGTCTGAGCGTGGTATTTTCAATGTAGGCACAGGATCTCCAGTTAGTTTTGACACTGTAGCAAGAACCATAGCACAGCGTTATTCAGCTGAACTAGAACACATACCTATGCCTGAAAATTTACGGTCTCAGTACCAAACCTATACCTGTGCAAATTTAGAAAAATTAAACAGTGTAATTGATATGCAATGGACTAGAATAGAGGATTATATAAATGGAACAGACTAATCTACAACCGCAACGACTGTCAGGAGTTGTTAAAAAAGGCTGGGGCTATGAACTTATATGGGCAACTAACGAAAAGTATGCAGGCAAAATTCTTGCATTTGATCATGCAGGATCTAAAATGAGTATGCATTTCCATAGGCAAAAAGACGAAACATGGTTTGTTAACAGCGGAAAATTTCTAGTACGTTGGATTGATACAAACACTGCTAAGGTGAATGAAAAAGAATTAAATGAAGGCGATATTTGGCACAATCCTCCACTTCAACCTCACCAACTGATTGCTCTTGTTGACGGTGCCAGTATAACTGAAGTAAGTACTCCTGATTCTGTAGAAGACAATTATAGAATTTCTCCAGGTGACAGTCAAAAGGAACAAACTAAAGATGTCAAACCGGTACCTCCACAGTATTGATGTGTCTTCTGATCCTATAGCAACACGTTGTGTGATAGGATTAGATCGAGACGGAGTTATAAATTGTGATCTAGGAACTTATGTAACTGATCCTGATCAATTTGAACCTATACCAGGTAGTATAGAAGCTATTGCTAAAATACGACGCTTAGGTCATAAAATAGTTATCATTACCAATCAAGGTGGCATTGAAAAAGGTATTATGACCGAACAAGACGTTGATAGAGTTCATGCAAGAATGTTTGACATGCTGGGTGCTGCAGGATGCAGCAGTTTAGATGCTCTTTACTACAGTGCCAGTAGTAGAAAAGAAGATCCGTTTGCAAAACCAAACGTAGGCATGTTCAAACGCTGCGAAAACGAGCACCGTCAGATAAAGTTTTCTGAAGGATTTTATGTAGGTGATAAAATAACTGATTTAAAAGCAGCCCTAAAGATTGGTGCTAGACCAGTACTGGTAAGAACTGGTTACGGAAAAGAAACCGAAGAACTATTAAATCGTTTCACTTATAAAAAAATAAAGCAGCAAACTCAAATATTTGATGATCTTGCTGCTTTTTCTCTTTGGTTAGAATCAAACAATTACGCCTGAGCTTCACCCCATTTAATAATAATGTTTGCTGTTGTGTTTGCACCACTAACCTTATAGATATTAATAGCCAATACGTCAGGACCATTAGGGAATGTACCTCTACCGCCTAGCGGGGTATTTGTAAGTTCTTTCAATTCTGTAAGTTCTAGTGTAGAGCGTTCACCAGGTGTAGCAATAAACGAGAATACAGTTTCACCCGGCTGCGCAAACGGCGGTTGTACAAATCTAAATGTAATTGTACCAGTAGTTAGAGCTAGTGTTCCTGTATAGCTATTATTAAATTGTATTTCGTAAAACTGAGTTCCAGCCCAAGTAATTGGTATAATTCTGTTAACTTGGGTATTGGCAGGTATAGTTAAACTAGAACCTGCTGAGATTTCTGTACCAACTGTAGCTCCGCTAGCTTCAAAAGAAGCCTTAGTCAAGTATGCAAAGTTTCTATTAGTTAACGCTGTATTATATACTATAGAATATGCATTGGATGTACCGGGTGGTAGACCATTAGCTCGATTATTAAGGTAAAACCAACCATAGTTATCACCAGCAGTAGGACTTATATACACATCTTGGATAACTGTGTTAGCAGGTATACCTGATCCACTAATTGTTTTACCTAACACTAAAGATCTATCACGTGATCCAAACGTAGAAGCATAATCATTGGCGCTAATGTTAATATAATTATTAAAGCCCCAATTGTTTGATCCGCTATCTATTTGAGCAGTCAGTCCACCTATTGAAGTACCGGTAGTTGTAGTAGCTGCTACTCCACTACTCCATTCAATTGATCCGCCCGATGCAATCTGTGCAAAGCTAGGCTGACCTCCTTGAGCAAGTCCGCTTAGTCTTGACCAACCTACTGAGTCTGGGTTAAGTGGATAATTGTTTGGGTTTAACACACCTTCAACAATGATACCGCCTGTAATTTGAGTAGGAGATGCGCCGCCTGAAGTGCCGTCTGATGTTACTTCAAGTCCTTGAAGTAATAACTGCGCACGATTTAATAGTTCTCTTTCACCTAAGTCTCCTACAATAGCGTTTGATACACTAGGCGCTAGCCTAATCATAAAGGCTGTTTGTTTTGTAGTAGACACTTCGATGCCTGTTTCTGAGTACGAAAAGATGTAACCACGATCTTCATCAAATCCGCCGTCAGTTAGAAACGCACTACCCCAGTGACTAATTAACGGAGTAATTGTATTACTAATTAATATTACACCAGTATTTCTGTCATGCGCATCAGCACTGCCCGCAGTATAAGTTCTAGTTGATCCTGCTTGGAAGTTACTAAATGTAGCACCTCTATCACAGTTAATTAAAGAATTTCCGCTCACGCCGTTGTAGTTAATAATCTCATTGTTTATGTAAATAGTTCCGCTATAGGGGAAGAAACTAGCATCTTTTAACGGAATAGTAGTTTGTGATGATGTAATATTTTCTGATAACTGACCTGGAGGTCCTTCGTTAGTAACTTCATAACGAACTGGCAAGTTGCCAGAACGCATAAACGCTTCGGTATTAACGTTACTGTTACGCATTCTATGTGCAAAGACAAAATTACCATTTGATCCTCTTAACATCCAGTCAATAAAACCAGCACCATACCAGCTGTACTGAATACCAATCATCTGCATCTTTGCAGGATCAAGATTATAACCACTAGGTCCTGTTCCATCTAATCTATCTAGATTAAAATCACTCTGTTTAACCTTCTTATCGGTAACTAACATCATCTTAGCACCAGAAACAGCTCTAACACCTCTAAAGTCAGGCGTGACGCTTAAAGATGTATCACTAAGAACATGTGAGATAACGTGTGTCATACCTCTAATAATAACTCTATCGCCTGCTTTTAATTGCTCTGTAAATCTAGTATTAGTACCAGTAACTGCGTTACTGTCTCGATCAATAGCTATTGTTCCTGCGCACTGGAACGTACCAGTTCTTTGCGCTACAGATATTTGTGTTCCGTCAAATTCCCAATAAATGCCGTTTTGATCATCAAAAATACCAGAACGTACAGTAGCACCGTGCCAAGAAACAACACTCATTTGAGCACCAAAGCCTAATTCAGCTGTGGTAGATCCCAGTCTTCGTTGAGCACGAACTTTGAATGTACGCTCGTCGTCAACATCGACAACTTCATAATCAAACCACGGTGGTGTACTGTTTCCTTCACCGCTGTTATATCCAGGTGTTACTACTCCTAGTAATCTAATAACACCTCCTACCTGTACACCGTGATCGTTGTCATCAGTTACAATAGTAATCAATGAGTTGACTTCTACACCGTCTGCTGTTACACTTCGCAGATCGTAGCTGGGAGCAAATAGAGCACCTGTGGTATACATAATACCTTTACCAGACTGATAACGAATATACTTTTTACTTTGACGTATAGCCTGTGCACCGTGCTGCGGGCCGCCAGTGCCTAACTGTACGCCGCCATCAAATGGTCTATGTACAAAGAACGAATCTGGTCTAGGATAAATTGTTCCGGTAATGGCTAGAGCACTAGTGTCAATTGTACCCGGCGCTCTAGCTTGATAGCGTAAACTTGAGATTGTTGGAATTTCAGTAGCTATGAACGAGCCGGCTGCTAGACTGTGATTGTTAGTGCCATTATCACTAGTAGTCGTAGTAAAAAATGTATCGCCAGGAACTAATCCGTGTGGTGATACAAAGTCGACTCTTATAGTAGATAGAGCATCGAACAGTATACTATTACCTCTACTAATTGTACCAGTAGTGTCATCAGACATAGTAAAGGTACAGATTAGTGGCATAATAGACCCTTCTACAGCAGGTCCTGCTGTGTAAGAAATTGCGTCTATAGTTGATCCTAATACTGATGTTACCCTTACTAAAATATCATTAGTTGGCGAAGCACCATCTAGATCACTGCCCTCTAATATAATTCTATCACCAACTTTGTAATTTGTTCCGCCGCTGGTTAACCCTACAGTAGTATAAGTTCCGTTACTTCTACCAACTTCAAAAATTGCTAAACTTCCTATAGGATCATCATTAGTGCCCGAAACACTGGTATAAGTTGCTGAGCCGCTTGCGCCTGTGCCGCTTGAAGAAATAGTTGAAATAGTACCACTAGCATTTACACCAGTTACTGTAATTGTTATATCGTTAGTTGGAGTCGTTCCACCTACAGCTAAACCTGGTATTCTTATCTGTTGATTTACTGCATACTGTAAACCGCCTGTAGCAACACTAACAGAATATACACCGCCAGTTAATGTAACATCAAATGTTGCGCCATTACCATTTAACGGAACTGCTAGTACAGGAAAAATTGTTTGTGTGTTAGATCCTGTTCCTGCAACAGTAAACGTAGTAGGAGCGCCGAATGAGTCTACACCAGTAATAGTTATAACACAGTTATTAGCAGGAGATGAACCATTTAAAAGTGTACCCTGTACTGTAATTGTATCTGTAGGAACAAAGTTGATGCCGCCTGTTATAACAGCAGAGTAGGTAGTTCCTATCATTGTTATATCTACAGTAGCAGCAGTACCGGCACCAGAGGTAGCATATGTTACGTTATTAAATGTTATGTTAGCATTTGGAGCAACCTTACTACCTGCGTTGGTAGTAAATGTTGTTACACTGCCACCTAGTCCTACACCAGTAACGCTGACAGTTATGTCGTTAGTCCCGCTTCCACCAAGATCAGATCCTGCTATAAGTGCTCTATCGTATTGCACCCAGTCTTCTGA